TTACTCCTGACAGATAACAGTCTGTAAATAACGGCCTTTTCTAATAACAACACGACAGGCATCTTTAATATCAACGGAATAACCATCTTTAATCAAATCAAAATACTGATATTTCGTACCTTTTGCATCAACAAACGTAACGGAAACGTCAAAGCCAAGTTGTGAAAAAGAATTAATAGAAAGTCGGGGTAAGTCACTGGACGAATCAGGCGTTACCGCCCTCGCCTGTTCAGCATAAGCAGATTTAATAGCGGAGATTTCATCAACATTCTTTCCAGACTGGAGCCAGAAACCAAGCGCAAGCCCCAGCGCCAAAAAAGAAAGCATTAATATAAGACGGTTCGATTTGCGAAAATAAATTTTCGTGAGGCGCATATAATAATTAAATCCTCTGTGAACAGAAAATTGACCGTGCGTGATAAATGGTGGCAAAAGCGAATAAGCACCATGCGGATAGTTATCAGTAAAAACCTGTTTTGTATTGTAGGCGGAATATAATGATTTTCCGGTGTATATCCATTTATCAACAGTAATTGAATTAACGTTATCACCATATTTGACAATGCCAAAGTGTACCTTTGGTAAAGAAAATCGCGCCCCTGAAACCAAATTCATAATGGAGCCAACAAAAGGAATGTTTAATTTATCTGAACGGCGACAATAAACAACATGCTCAGCAAGCGCCAGACGAGCTTGCTTATCCATTATCGAAATATCCTGAATCAAAAATATAATATCCCAGCCTAATTTTCTGGCATGTAAAAACCAGTCAATAACAGGTTGTCTGTCTTTATCACCCCATGAGCGGGAATTAAACCAAGTACCACATTCATCAAGTACAAGGAGGCCATTACGGGATTCATCGTAAGATGTATTCCCAATACCAATAGCAAGTAAATCATTTAATGAAGGCTTGTCAGGAATGCGAATAACGCGCGTTTTTTTCGCATAACGCCCAACCATAGGCATATTATGCAATTTAAGATCAAGATTAGTGGCAACAGGACAACCCTTAGCAAGTCTTTCCTGTATTCTGGAAACACTAACAAGTGTCTTGCCTGAGCCTAATTTGCCTGTTACTACATGAACCGCCATTTAAATCACCCTGTTTGCATAATCAAGAAATTTTTGTTTTAAATCGAAAACAAAAACACTGATACGAGTAACCATAATAACGTTAACACACGCCTGAAAATGGTCAGGCAATACAGACGCCATTAAATGGGAGAAATCAGCAGGTAAACCGTTATACATGACCTCAGCAAGGTACTGCATTAAAAGCGTAACAGTTGTTGTAATTAATGCGACCAATGCAAAGGCGATTAATCCTGTTCTGGTAGCAAGTCGAGCTAAAAAACTCGCCACATAGCCAATAAACAAAGGAACAAGACCAATAAGAAAACGCAACAATGCAGGAATACCTAATAATAAAGGCATCACTCACCCCCTTTGCGAAGCAATGAAGTTAAAGAAGTAAAGACATACCAGAACGTAAGGCAATAAAAAACCCATGAAAGAACATCTTTAATAGTCAGTAATTTATCGCAACCAATATCAATCTGATAAACCTCTCCGGGAAAAATAATAAAATCAGAGCAGCCGTTACCATTGGGTAAATTAGGCAGCATAGCACCTTTATTTAAAAATGCTTCCCATAAAGCACCGTGAGAATCCTTTTCAATTCCCAATTCAGAATCAGCCAAAGTAGAAGCGCCATCTAATTCAGAGTCGCCCTTTCCATAACGAGAATCACCACCTGAAGGGTCAGCAAAACGGCCAGCCCCCCGCGTAAGATTGTTAATGGAATCGTCAAGACGATTTATATTATTCCTAGTTTGTTCATCGGCATTTTTTTTATCATCTGATGAAGTGTCTTTCTCCGTTAATTTATCATGAATATCGCTGGCTATTTTGGGTGAAGCACCTTCGATAGCAGACTGAATATCACCTTTAGAAAGACTGGAACCACTAAAGCCACCGCCAGAACTACCGCCACCGGACTCACCACCGCCAGAACTACCGCCACCGGACTCACCACCGCCAGAACTACCGCCACCGGACTCACCACCGCCAGACTCACCACCGCCAGACTCACCACCGCCAGACTCACCACCACCATTTTGGGGGGTTGAGGGTTTATCAGAGGGGTCAGCTACAGTACCTGTAGGCTTCCATGTTGCAGCGCAAACAGTACCATCACCCTGACAAACAATGACACCAGTAGCCTCATATTCACAGCCGTTATAGTAGATATAACGACCACCATCATATGAATCAACATTATTAAATACACCTTCTTCTGGCGGCTTCGCTTCACAAATTTCTTCTGGTGTCGGGTCAGTAGGTTTTTCATCAGGAACAGAACGCTGAATATCACCAACAATATAAGCCGTTAAAGACCAATATTTATCCTTCTGCCCTGGTGAATCGCTGTAAGTACAATCACCAGTAAAAACAAGACGGAATTCAGAATCAGGCCAGATACCCTCATAAGTTGGTTTAACCTGAGTAAATACACTCTGAGCACTGGATTTAGCACCCTGACAAGCGGAGGCCTGCATAGCAGCATCAATATAGTAAACCGTTGACTTAGAGCCATCCTGATTGGTTATTTGCTTACTTTCAGCGTAGGCAGAGCTTTGATAAGTGGATTTAGTAATGCTTTCCCATGACTCAGCATGTGAAAAAGGAGAAATGAGGACAGCGGAAAGAATTAATATTTTCCTTTTCATAGTAACCCGCTTTAATAAAGGGGCAACGAGTGCCCCTGAGTGAAATTCAAACCGCTTTTGAAGAGAATTTTTTGAAAATACGAATGGCAAGCCCAGCGCCAACCACAGCCACAACAACAGGCCATACTTTACCAATGAGATCATTTGCCTGAGTCAACAAAGCATCCATTGCCTGACCTGCATAATCAGTACCACCTGTAGCGCCTTCAGCCGCAAAAGAACTTGCAGAAACAAAAAGCGCAGTTGAAGCCAGAGCAACTTTATATTTAACAGTAGACAGAATTTTCATAGGAATAACTCCATTAAGGTTACATTAATCGGTCAGAAAATGATTTAAATGAACCGACCGCATAGAAAAGGGCAAAACCAAAGGTATAAGCCCCGAAGAAATAAACGATATACATTAACGAAAGACCCCCGCAGTAATCGCGCCGAGGCCAAAAGAAATAACGATGCCAGACGCTATCAAAATTTGAATAACATCGTCCATATTTAACCTTTGATCTCTGCGATGCCACCATCGGAAGAAACATTATAAGTTACACCTTCCCTACCCTCCATTGACCACGCACGGACATAGACAGGAATTTGAACTAATTTCCCAATGAAAGCATTCGCCTGGTTCATTAGACCTGCGTTAACGAGAGTCTGAGAAACTCGAATAATAATTTGATCCTGCTTTGTACCACCAAAACCATCAGGTATTTCAAGGCCAATACCAATTTCATTATAATAGCCCTGACCATTAACTTTATTACGTTGGCGGGCTCCCAACATTTTACCCTTAACGAAAAGACCATAATTAGACATATTACTTTCCTTTAATGCCAGCTACTGGCGTGCGAAATACGGTTGTAATCGAAAATAAAACCTTTCTCATAAATCCATAAGGGGATTTCCACTGGCTTGGCTTCCAGCGTTCTTATTAGCGGAACAACGTTATTAGAGTCTGGTGAATCACAATAGAAATTAATATCGATACCGAACGAAAGCAATTCTCTTCTATGGCGATAAAAAGTGTTATGAGGTAACATTTCTTTCATGTTAGCCCCTTGTTTCCAAAGTAAATAAGTTGACTGTATTTTTCTTGGCAGTTTCGTTATTTTTTCATCACTTAAAATAGCATTCTGATTCATTTCTATTCTCCCTACATATTCAGAGAATAATTGACGTGGTGTTTTCATATTCCAGTTAGCGCCAAGCGTTAAATTTAAATCAATAAGCTCAGTTGTTCTTAATGTTAATTCAATACGTAATTTATCTTTCGTCCAGTCCAGTAACCCGGCTCGTACAAAATCTTCGGCTATCTGGTGCCCTTTTTTACCCGAAACGTGTTCATCATATTTTGAATAAAATTTCAGACTCCATCGACGGGAGTTTTTACCTAAATAAACTGTACCGCCTTTCCCACATGCGCGACCATGGCGTGTTTTAGCTTTAAATTCGGCGGCATAAAGCCATGATCTGACATTTTCTAGCGTAGATAATGAATACATGTAATTAATGTCAACACGTGAAATTTTATACTGACCTGCTATAACAGCTTTATAAGACGCTAAATCATGAGGAATATTCAATAAGGATAAAATCCTGGCATAGACCGTCAACATGAGCCCTTGTATATCATCCGACCCAACAACAGAATGCCCCTGCAAAAACTTGGACGGATTACCATCAATGTACAAATGTGTCGCTTTACCTTCGCCATTAGATCCTATCGATCGTACTTTCATCGTTGCTTCATGCGAGCCGCGAACAGTCAGTCGCTTAACGGTTTCCCACTCAATTGCACCGTCAGCATCAACGCTGACAACACTCCCCGCCGGAAGCGGTTTGTGTGTGCAAGGGAAAATCCCGGTAAGCCAATCGATCACGAATAAATCCTCAAAATTGCAAAAATGACGACTTACTAACACATGAGTTCAGTAGTTCATTAGTGTTTTAACATTACATCAGTGAGCTAGTGAGTTCAAGAGGCTTGGATGATATGAGTTCATGAGCATGTATACTCACTTCAAATATTGCATTGAACGAGCGTAAAAAATGGCAAAGCGCACGACTTATAACGTGACGGAAGAAAGAAAAATGAAACTAGAACGACTGGCTATAAATGCCAGTGTAAAACTAGGAAAAACAATTACATGGACAGAGATTTTAGGTTATCTGATTGATAACTACTCTAAAGATGCAGCAGAAGATCTCATGTCTGCCAAACAAAAGGATTAAGTACCACGAATGGTACAAACGTGCAGTATTACCAACACTGCACGTTCTAGTTTGTGCAAAACTTAAACAAAAAGTAAGTCATCGAGATAAACAAAACGAGTCAAAGTATATACTGATGAATACGCCAAAAAAAAGTGAACAAAAACAGAATGATAAGCAACAAGGCTTTGCCCAAGATGGTTTGGACACATCTAAAGCAAAAAGGCTTTTAGAAAAAGCTCAACAATCCACTACTAAACCAACACAAGGAAAGTAATATGTTATCTTTTCAGGTTTTCCTTTTTAAAAAAGCATTAGAGGAAGAATTAGATATAATCAAATGGCATCCAACAAATGAACAATTGGAGGAGATGTTCAATGAGATAAAAAAACTCAGTGGCAATGAAAGCATCACTGAAGTTGAAAATATCGTTCATCGAATTTACAAAAAACCGATTACAAGAATGATTTGTAATGGATTGAATACATCGAAAGCAAGTTCGCTATTGGCAAAAATTCAATCCCAGTCAAATAACACTCAACAAAAAAGATAGTGAAATCAGATATGGATGTTCACGGTATCATTGATAATCAAAAAAAAGAAATTGAGCGTTTATATGAAAAATATACTGAGTCATTAGAGTGTTACCTATCTGGTAAATGTGATTTTGATACCGTGAATTCATGTGGAGACAGTTTTTTCGGCTATTTAGAACACTGCGCTGCACATAACAGAACAGTAGATGAATTAAATAATACTCAATGGAATCAATGGCTTGCAGAAACATGCATTGATGTTCTTCACCTTATCTTAGCTCATTACAAAAAATATAGAGAGGTAATGAATGATAATAGTATTAAACCAAGCTCCACTGCTTTTGCTTCAATGCAAAGGATAGTAAAAGCCCATGACAAACGTTCTGCAAAAGAAATAAGGAATCTTTTCGTTAATGAAGATATGCCAGTATATGGATTTGACAATAAAGGAAAAGAAAAATTGACAAAAGCACACGAGAGAATAGCGGCATTTAGCTTTGGCATTTTACTTGTTATTCTTTTTATAATAATCGCAATATTTATACCTAATCCAACGAACTTTCAATACACTTTCTTTCGAATAATTCTTTCAGCAGCAGTTGCTGGGGTAGTCTCATTTATACCCGGGTTTATAGAAGTCAAAATATCAAACTGGGTAAGAGCAGGTGGAGCATTAGCTGTATTTGTGATTGTCTATTACGTGGCTCCCGCAGCATTATGAATTGGTTCGCACAATGACGTTATGCTAAAGAGGCCGCTGCGGGATTCTATTTTCGCAGCGGCCTTTTCAACATAACGAGTCGTACATTATGCGCACCAACATAAACCAAGGGAGAATCCAGTCGTTGGCGGTTCATGATTGTTCTGCTCATTAACAACGACCAAAACCCCATATCTTACTTAATACCGTATTCTCGGCTTAACCGACCGTGCAACCTCAACACATTGGTTTCAACTGCCGTCACCACGTTCTCCGGAAAATCTGTCGGTAATGAAGTCTTCACGTTATCCAGTGCTGCCGGAATCATTCTGGCAAAGTCACTCAGGATTTCATGCATCTGCACTTCCGGGAATTTCAGCACCTTTGCTGTCGCCAGAAAATGTCGCGGATAAATTTTATCGATTGCCGTTTTTTTGCCTTTGGATGCGTTAAGCCCCATTGCCAGTTTGAGATCGCTGATGTGTATTCCCGTACCGCCAAGGACCGGAAATGCCGAAATGATGTCATAAAATGGTGTGAGCCGATAACTGCCGCCAGCCTGAATAAATACGGAGAAGTTTTTTGCATGGCCATCTGTTGCGCCAATCAACCACTGGAAGACCTGAAACTTCATAAAATCATAGCGATCTTTCAGCGCCTCGCTGGACCCCATTAAAAAAGCCATAATTTGCGCGATACCGGGGCCTCCATCTGATTCATATTTCACCGATGAAGGTAAACCGAATGTCTGGCACATATCCTCCTGTGGCAAGCGAAGTAAAACCGTTCGCTCAGTATTCCAACGCCTGTCAAAACGTTTGACCGCTAACGCGCGCACCCTTCCCGCTTTAATGATTTCTGCGTCCGGAACATTCAACCCGAGTTCTTTCGCCAGCAGCAAACAGTAATACTCATTATCAACGCTTTGGCTAAGATCGAGCGTCGCATTGGGCTGTCTGATTTCGCCAATCGGCAATTTGATAATGTGCGTCGTTGGCGTTATTCCCTTCGGAATGCACCAGTCATTGCCTATTCTGAGCAGCGCAGTCTTCTCCTGTGCGCCAGCAACCGAGATGCGAAAGTCATTTTCTTCTCTAATCATGCCTAACGGGATATCTGCTTTATAAGCCGTTAATACTTCTTCAAGTCTGGCTTCAGTAAGCTTTTCCCATGCCATTATCGGACACGTTACGGTTTCATCTTCGGGGATTAACGTCACGGCACCAACGCTATCTCGCCCTATTTCTGACAATAAATCAAACGGTTGTCTGGATTTAGCATGATAACGTTTAACGATCCGGTCACGTACAATCGGGCTATCGGGTAACAGGTTATCGAAGAAGTTAAATACGGCATCAGAGGTGATATTCCCCCTCTGCAATGGCAGCGAAAGTGACAACGGTCTGGCATAACGGCTGGCTAACCACTCAGGTGCATACTTAAAGGTGTGCGCGCCGTTGGCTAACTTCGTTAACTCGCCTACCCGCTGGTTGTTCATCCAAGTGACTAGTTTAGGCAT